AAATGTCACCGCCAGCGCATCTGCTGCATCGGGACTTGCCAAGCCTCTTGACTTCATTTCCTTCTTGCCTTCCAAGAAAATTGTACCTGACGAGTTTGGCTTCTTCATTGGGCCAATCAGGTCTGCCTTCAGTTGTCGGTCACTTGGAATGCTGGCAGTCTTCAGCCAGTTCTTCATGTCATTCCACATCTCAGCGCGTTTGTTCCCAAATGCAATAGACTGCTTTGCCTTCGATCCAAAGTTGACCCCACGCACTTTGTAGCGTTGTTCTGCTAGTCTGTCAAGTATCCCGTAGCCCAGGCCACCCTCATCAATGACCGTTAGGGCTGGCTTGTATTCCTCGATGGCATCGATCACATTTCCTACGGTGGTCATGGTGTCATCACCCTTAAAGCGCTTGATGGCAATGATGTCTCTGCCTTGTCGCACCACAATCACCGTGCTGTCCATGCCACCACGGGCGGGATCGACACCGACCACGATCGGGGCAGTCATGTCTTTGTACTTGGGGCGCTTCATTGCATCGTCCACCGACAAAGAGCCAATGAACTGATCCTCGCCACTGGCAGGGAACTCACCATAGACCTCAACTCTGGCTTGGCTAGAGTCTTCGCCGTACTCGGCAATGATCTGCTCGTAGATCGCCTTGTCGGTGTCTTCGACTGTGCGTGCGTCTACCGACCGACTTGTCCAAAAGTTGCGCTTGGAGTGAAAGCACTCAAAAAAATAACCGTTGTTGCGCCGTGGGTTGGAGAATGCAAACCAGTATCGATCGGGGGTGTTTTCGGTAAAGAAGCCTGCGCCAACCTCCCAAATAGGGTCAGGGATACCGCTGGACTCATCAAAGATCAGCATCATGCCGTCCTGATTGTGGACACCTGCGTAAGAGTCGGGGTTTTCTTCTGACCACAACTTTCCCTCACAGGCCCAGTAGCGCGTACCTTTTTTAAGGTCTTTCTCAACCAAGTCAGTCAACCACTTGGCAGGCACTAGCTTGGTCGCTGATATTTCCCACCAATGGGCGTTAATCAACATTGCCGACCACTTGGTCAACTCTGCCCATGTGACCGATCTAAGTTGGTTTTCGCTGTTGGCAGAAACAACCACCGAACCACCAATGCGGGTAGTTAGCATCCACAAGACCAGCCAACTGACAAGCGCAGACTTGCCGATGCCTCGACCGCTGGATACTGCCTCCCTAATCGTATCAAAGTTAACCTTGCCCTTTTGCGCCCTGATGTGCGTAGTCACATTTCGCAGCACCTCTCTTTGCCACTTGCGTGGCCCACTGAACTTTGCCAGTGGGGTGTTTTTCTGACCCCAAGGGAAGGCGTACAGAACAAAAGCCTCTAGGTCATCAGCGATTGCTGGCGACCAAAGTTCAATCATCAACTTTTGTTCGTCTTCGCCTTTGTAGATTGGGAGTTGCATTTATTTATGCCAAACGGTTGGCAAGTTCATTTTGCATTGATGCCAAAGGCTGACCTTTTTTAATTGCATCACGCATCTCTGGAGTGATGTCAAGATAGCGTACGGCTTCACCACCTGGTACACCTCTTCCAGTCTTAATACGTGTCTCACCCATCTTTGCACCATACTTTTTGCCTTGTTTTTCAAGGAAAGCAGGGTAAATCTCATCGTAGTATTTTTTCATGCCTTCGCCGCCAACTTGTAGGTCAGCACCAAACAAGTTTCTAGCAGCGTAAGGATTGTTTAAATCAGGTTCTGGTTGGGAAAGAAGTTTTTGAGCCGCTTCTTTACCTATATAGTTCGGCAAAGTTTTGGGGGTTACATGTTGCATGTCAATAACTTTGTGAGTTCCATCTGCTGCCGTTGCAGATAAACGCAAATTGTCACCAGTTCCATGCAAAGTCAAGTCTTGGACATGGCTACTCAGGTTATAACGCTCTGCTTGTTGCGCCCCAGTAGTCAGACCAATTCTGTCATAGCCCTTATCCACGGCTTCTTTGATTGCTCTCTTTAGTGCCAGTTGATGCCAAGTGTCTTTGAAAGGTGCGTCTGGCACTCCTTCATTTACAACTCTTCCTAATCTGTTTTGTTCGCTTTGTAAATTTTGCAATCTATTGGAAACCATACTCCATTCATCAATTATTTTTGCAGGTGCGTCTTTTCCTTGGCTGGTAAAAGGTTTAGCCATTTCTTCTAATTGAAGTTGTTTGTCTAAAAGTTGTTGGCGTTCTATAAGCAAATCATTTAATATCTTTTCTTTACCTGCGCGTCTTTCTGGAGTGTTATATCCCTTCTCACGCCCTGCTTGATGCCAGTCGGATTGCACTTCTTCAATCAGCAGCATCTTCTTGCCATCAGCATCAATGCGGTCATTGACCCTCATGTGGGCCAAAATGTTGGGTTCGTCAAAGTGGGATGATTTGAACATTCCTCTGTCTTGAGCGTTTTGCCCACTTTCACCAAATTGGCTTTTGTATTCTCTCTTAACAGCCAAACGCATTTTTGCCATTTCAGAAGTATCAGCCATTAAATCGGTATAAGGTTTGCCATGTAATTGCATGGAAATTTGATTTAGTTTCTGTACATCTTCACCAACCGTAGGCAAAGTCAGCAAAATCTCGCGGTAGTTCTCACCGCCAGGAAGTTGATATTTGTCGTATTTAGTGGGTGTTGGTTCTGGCACTACATAGGCCGCGTTTGCTTCAGAATCACGCATTTCTTGCAATGCTCTTAAACGATTATCTGTACTTTGTGTAACTTCCCGAGGTGTGTTGTACCCAAAAGAATCAATTTCTTTATACAAAGCCTGCATCTGCGGCTCGTACTTATCAAACACCGCCTTGCGCTTGGCTATGCCTACTGGGTCTTCGGCGATAGCACCACCTAACTGGCGTTCCTGCACATCAATGCGATTGTTGGCAATGAAATTCTGCACTTCTTCTCTGCTTACATTGGGCTTGCCCTTTAAGAACTCATCCAGCCCCATAGCCTCAATCTCGTACTTCTTAACATCCTGACCCTTCATAAGATCATTGATAAAAGATGCACCAGTGCCAGACTTGCGAGGTATGTTCAAAGCCTGCTGTTCCACCGCACTGTAAAAGCCAAGTGGTGATACTTCTGCTTTTGGCCTAGTGAATGCAGCCAACTGATTTGCGCTGGCAACTTCAGGGCCAGCCAAGTTAGCAGCACTAGCCACACTAGCACCCTCAACAGGCACTATGCTCGGCATCATGCCCATGCGCTGCATATAGCCCTCTGTCAACTGAGCCGCTTTGGGCGCTACAAACTTGCCTGTTGCCATTGCAGCCTGTCTTGCCATTCGCGCTGCCTGCAATGCTTCCATTGGTGTAAACGGTACAAGCGAACCAGCTCGATTGGCGGCACGACCCAGTGGATTGTTTTCTGCTGGTGCTAGTGGCAGCGTTTTAAGAAACTGCTCCGATCCATACGGCACTTGTGTTGGTTGCTCGTAATCCGTCTGCCCAAACATCTCCATTGGAGATGGTGTTCTAAACATATTCAAAACATCACTTGGAAAACCTAGCATCCCTGCCAACCTTCCGCGCATCACATCAACTGGGACATTCGCCGCATACTCGCGCATCTGTGGTGTGTCTTGCCTAAACTGACCTGCTGCCAGTCTGCTGTAATCCAAAGGCACAAACGAATCTAATGATCCGCCACGCTTGGCGAGTCCACCTGGGTAAGCCAAACGGTTTGCTGGCTGGTTGGTCAGGGCGTTGTTGTAGGTTGGCATATGGGGTGGGATGATAAATCAATTTATAAAAAAATAAAAATAAAATTGTGTGAGACCCCACCGTTACCGTGGCCCTTTCGCGCCGGACCCACCCCCCCCCATCGGTACGGATGGGCAGGCCACCCACCGCAGGCCATGCCGACCGATGCCGTGCCAGATGCGAATGCCTACCATTCCGCACCGCCAAGACCCCGACTTATCCACAGGGCGAATGACATGATGTCCACATTGTCCTGTGCATAACCCATGACATGACCCTTTTGGTCTGTATATCCTGTTGATAACCGACTTGGCTATTAACATAATGGTCATCGTATTAAGTAGATGTCTCTTTTGGAACTATGTCTGTCACATCTTGAACAGTCAGTTGTTTTGCCACCCGCGACTGCGCTGCCTCTAGTGCATCGATCACCGAGATGCGTGTATCGGTCACCGCGACATCGATGCGATCGCCATAGGTGCGGGGCTTTAGCTTGCTGGCAATCCACTTGCGTGCGTCCACCTGCATACGCTTTTGCTGTACCCATGCCGAGGCCATAGCGCCTTCCAGTCCTTCGGGCATCTCTTGGTCAGACAACTCCAGTATTTCGTCAGCCATGCGGTCTGCGCGGTCTTGGACTGCCTTGTCGTAAGCCTGGCGCAGCTTCGGGTCTTGTTCCATCATGGCGTAGAACATAGGCCAAGACGGGAGATCAGGATCGCGCAGCACGGTAGACAGGCTTTTGCCTGCGCTAACCCTGTAAACGATCTCACCCCAAACTGGATGATCTTGAGGCCATTTCACTGGTCTGCCCATGATTGCACCGTTTTTTGTCGTTTTTTCAGCCAAAGTCTTCATCATTACCCCTGCGCGTACGCGTAATCAATAGAAATGTTGCCGCGAGTCGCCCAAGGCGACACTTGACAACGCATAACTTACATAACCCCATGCACAAAATGCATAACCCCCAACAAAGTAATCCAAACGCCGTTCTGACGACAATCAGATCACCTCAATCTCAACCCTGTACACCTTAACCCCAGCCGAGCGCTGGCGATACTGCCAATCCAAGCGCTGATCCCCATCATCAACCCCAAGCCAATCAGCAACCCCATCCCTCACCGCTTTGAACGCCGATTGCAGATTATCCCCATCCAAGGCTCTAGGAGCAACCCTAGTCAACACAACCGTGCAAGGTGGGGCAGGAGGTGCAGCCACCGCACAAAGTGCGTTATACGCCTTTTTACGATGATCCTTGGTTAACCGTGCTTTAACCGCCCAATGCATCCGCAAGTTGGCAACGCTGACCACCTTCATGTCCACATCCAATTCGATCACATTTTCCCCTTTTTCTCAATTCCCCAAAAACCCACCGCCATCCTTCCTACATCATCCGAACTGCTTTCCATCCGAATCCATCCTAGGTATGTATACCTAGGAGGATAGTTTCGGATGATTGGAGTGGCAGTCACGCGGATGAATTCGGATGCTTTCGGATGATTCGGATGCTAATTCGGATGATTATTTGTCATCCGAAACTATACTATTTGGCTCACTTTCGGATGCTTTCGGATGGCTCTTGTACCCACCATTGACCTCCACAACCATCGCCTTGGACACCAAATTCTTGACCACTTCCCAAAACCTATTGTTCTTTACATTGTGTTCTTTGGCACTTTCACGCCACTCGTCATAGCTCACTGGGTGAGCTTGTTGATCTTGGAATCGCTTGGTTTCTAACATCACCAAGCACTTCATCACCTGTATCTGGTTTGGTGAAAGGTAAGTCTTTTTCTGCACTTGGCTCACCAACCCCGAAATGTCCACAGTAGTCAGGTACGCACCCTTGACTGGCAGGTTGTGCTTATCGAGGATCGGTAAATCGACCTGAGTGATCTGGAAGTTCTTGGGGATGGGCATTTCCGCATCCTTCATCTTCTTGTTCTCAAACTGGATGGTTTTAGTGCCTGAGTCCAACGCCACACGGTACTCAGCATCCAGCGCACCCTTCAGAGCGCTAGACCCCCGCCCCCTGTCCTTGTCCATTGTCCCGCTGTGGTGAACGATGATGACTGAGCAATTCCACACCTGTCTCAGATAGTTATCAATGTGCTGGATAAACGCATTCATGTCTTGGGTGCTGTTCTCGTCACCCCCCATATTTCTCGCTAATGTGTCGATCACGATCATGGATGGGATGCAGCCTGCCTCCTCGCTGAGTTGCTTAATCGACACTGCCACTAGCGCAGCCTCTGTTGCGTCATACAGTTGCGCTGCCCTGTGGCTTTTGAAGATCGGTGCGCCACTCAGCGAGATACCGTTGCCCAGTTCCCACGCCTTAAACCGCCGTGCAAGACCGTTATGTCCTTCCCCAGCGATATAGAACACAGCCCCCTGCTTGACTTGGTGACCGTGCCACGCCGACCCCGTTGCCACGCAGCAGGCAATGTCAATGGCTACGAAACTTTTACCGCCGCCTGGATCACCGAACACTTGCGCTAGGGAGTCAGACTCGATGTAGTCATCCACAATCCACTTGATCTCTGTCAGCTTT